TATTGCTCGGGAAAAGCAGCACAACAATTCCTACAACAATAGTTGCGAAACTCTATAAAAGTGGAGTTTTCCAGCAGGACTACGTTTTTACAAACATGCCAAATGAACCAGGAGCCGTTCAGACTCAAATATTATGGAAACAGGTACTGACGGCTTACGGAACAGGATGCTATTCTATTGTAATTAGCGGAACCATTGCCGGGTTAGCATTTAGCTATACTTACCGAAATTATCAATTATGGCCATTTAACAAGCACACTTCTGACGATCAATTTAGATTGCGTTGTATTCTTGACAAATACTCAAGCTCATTGAATATAAATTTCGAAGCGAGTAATTTCATTGACGATATTCGAGACAAAGGTTCTTTCGGAAGGGTTCAGCCTAAAACCAAGATTGACAATTTAGTTTACTCAGACAGACAGACTAAAATGATAATCAATGAAGATGTTCCTGAATACAAACTAGCAACTCAAACATTGGAGCCATTTACAGCAAATCGATTAATGAATTTATTGAGAGAGTCAACAACAATAGAGGGAAGTAATTACGGTTCGGCAGAGCCAGATTATTTGTCAAATGTAAGAGTTATTCTTTCTCCTGAAGGACAAGGAGTGGTCCTTGAATACTTTGATGGAGCAAGGGATAGAGTTGCAAATGTATTATTTCAGAAGAAAGATTTGGATTTGCGTACATTTAAAAAGTAAATTTGTAGAAATGATACACTTAAAAATAAACCCAATTGATGCCGACAGAGTTGTTGATTATTTTCAGCAATACTTTTGGGGTGCGCTAGTTGATTTTCAACCAGATTGGGAAAGTTATCATCGAGTTTACGTTAATCCAAAAGAGAATAATAAATATATTCCTGAATTCTTCCTTGATAACGAGTATAAAGAGTGTTTGATTTCTGATAAATCAGTATTATCTACCTTTTTCACAATTGACGAGACGAGAAATCAATCCACAGGTGTATTTACGGCCGCGATGTCACTTTACATTCAATGTTCTGATCTATCTGCACTATTTCCAACTATAACTCACCGAGCAGACGAGGAATTGGAAAACAAATTCATGCTTGTTTACAATGGAATGGTGAAAAAAGGAGCCAAACTTCTTAAAACTGTTCGAGGGATAAATAATGTTTACTCTTCATTTGAGCGTGAAAACGTTGAATACGAAGATATGAATGAGTATTGTGTTATTCGAATCGACTTCGAGGTGCAATATTCTACAATGGGATGTAAAATTTATCCCGTTGTGCCAATTCCACCTAGTTGTCAAGACGGAACAGTGAATATCCTAAACAGCGCAGATGGATTAATCAAAACTGTAACGGTTGGAAGTGGTCAAACGGAAGAAACATACATAAACGACACGGCAATACTTGTCAGAAACTCTAACGATGATGTTGTAGCTACTCAGATAAGTTTGGGAGGTGCAGTTAGTGCTGATGTTCCTATTCCAGACACGACATATAATTTTGTTTTAGATGGAGTAACTTACAGCGAAACGTTACCCACAGGAGCAGACCACACGATTAATATTATTTTAACATGAGTACAGTAACGATACCAATAGACGCTTCGGCATACGTTAAAAAGACCGAGTTGCCTAGTAACTTAACGCTTTACCCGACTACGGTAGACAGCGCAATAATTGGTTACAAGTTAATGGTGACGTCAATGGACGACCCTAATTATGACGAGCCAGCGGTTGACATTACGACGCCAACAATTAACGGGACAGATATTTTAATTTCGGAACTTGCTACGGTTGCAGGTGTGTTAGTTGGAAGTCCGGGTATTGTAAATATTTCCACGGTTGGTAATATTAGACGGGTTTCAGGAAGTTCAAAGGCTGTTTTTTATTATAAGCTGTTCAGACGAAATTCATCGGGAGTTGAAACCTTATTAGCGACTTCGAGTAATACATCGGAGGTTGATATTAATATTTACGAACAGTTTTCAGTAAGTGCCGTTTTGAATGACGGACAATGGACGGCAACGGATTTAATCGTGGTTAAATATTACGGATCAAAAGTAGGTGGCGGTTCAAATTCAGTGTTTGCTTTTGAGTTTGGAGGTGCTAATCCTGTAAGAACTATTGTTCCAGTCCCTGCAAGTGTTACGTTGAGTGATTACGAGAAAATTGCAAACAAGCAAAATTCACTTGCTACGGATGCAACAAATACTAAGTACCCAACAGTAACAGCAGTTAAAACGCATACAGATAACACGAGTAATCCTCATGCAGTTACAAAGGCGCAAGTAGGTTTGTCAGACGTAGATAACACAGCCGATATATTCAAGCCAGTTTCAGTTGCACAAGCACTTGCGTTAAATGATAAGCAAAATTTACTTGTAAGCGGAATAAATATTAAATCTGTAAATGGTAATAGCCTTTTAGGTATTGGCGATTTAACAATTGGTGGCTCATCTTCAATTACAATAGGCACAACGCCAATAACTGGAGGTACAAATAATAGGTTTTTAATTCAAACTGGAGGCGTTGTAAGTCAGTTACCAAACCTTAATTGGGATGTTCCAACGGAAACTTTTTTATTCACCTCTGCACAATCAACAGTAGCAACATTTAATGGGCTTGTAAATAGCTACATTGAACTTGGGGACGCAACAAAAACTGGAGCCTCTGCTGTTAAATTGCGAGTTTCTGGAGGTAGTTTTGAGCTTGGTTTAACGGCTGGTAACTCAACATTTACATCTGGTGCTGGTGCAAATACATTCAAAATAATAGTTGGTGGTGGCGAGTGTGTTAGGGCGGTATTTGGTCAACGTGTTGGAATAGCGTTAACAGCGGCGCCAACGGCAAAACTACATTTGCCAGCAAGCACGACAGCGGCAAGTTCAGCACCTTTAAAATTTAACTCTGGAGTATTAATGACAACTCCCGAAAATGGAGCATTTGAGTACGACGGAACAAACCTTTATTTCACAGTTGGCGGAGTAAGAAAAACAGTAACACTAGTATAATGATAGAAGTAGAAAATAAATCAAAAAACGTAAAGATAGAGCGTAGATTCTCTAAACTTTTAGCTGATGCAATAGAAAACCAACTAGTAATTTTTTACGAAGAAGTTACAACGGTTGAAGGTGAAGTATTGAAAGTTGAACAAAAGCAATACGCAAGAGATTATAAGTTTTGGGAAGCATCAGAACTTGGTCAGGCTATCATCGGAATGGTTGGCTTAGATTTATCACAACAAGATCCAAGCGCACCAAGAACATGATTTTAGAGTCAGGAGATATATTAGTTTGTCGAGGTAATTCATGGATTAGTCGAGGAATTATGCTTATCACAAAAGGGCAATGGTCGCACGCTTGTATAGTTGCTGAAACTTGGGAACAAAAAGGAGTTATTGAGGCGCAAAAGAATGGCGTTAACTTTAAGTTGTGGGATGTTTGGCAGTCTCGTTGGGGCTATACTTTTGAGGTGTTTAGAAGCGTTGAACAGTTCGATAAAAAAGAACTAATGTTAAAAGCCTTTGATAAATGTGGCGAAACAAAATACGATTGGTTTACATTCTTTCGCAGAATATTTGGAAGCAGAAAACAAAGAGATAAAAGCAAAGAAAATAAACGCTTTATTTGTTCGGAGTTTGTCGCTTACGTTTGGAATATTGAAGACGGCTATGATATAACGCCAGAGGAATTATACAAATACTTAATAAACAATAAGAAATGGATAAAAGTACAGCATTAGACGTATTTAAACAAGTGGCTGAATTAGCGCAAAAGGCTGGTTTATTTAAAATGGAAGACGTCGCAACAGTATTAACAGCAATTGAAACACTAGGTAAAGATGAAGATACCACTACTGATTAGCGTTAATTCGTTTGGTCAAGGCATTAAACTTCCAGCAGTTGATAAAACGGCTCACCTTATGAAGTTACACTTCCAGCCTATTCAACAGATGTACAAATAATAACAACAATTTAAAATAAATAAAATGGCAAAAAAATTCGCAATAGAAGGAAACTATTTAACGATAGTTGATTCGGTATCTGCAAAAGCAGAACAACCGTTCGATGCAGGGACCACAAACTTTGCAGTAAGAGGAACAAAAATAACTGTTTTTGACACCAACAACCCTGATGGACACAACTTTAGAGTTGATTACTCTGTCGTATTAGATAAAGATGGAATTTCTTTTGGAGCTCAATCAGTGTTTGAAACTTGGCTAAAGGAAAACACGGGTTTTAACTCGGCCGCGGGAGGTAGCGTGGCGCTTGTGAATGCTTTTAGAACGAGAGTTCTTGCAGATTCAGGCATATTTGAAGGTTATGATTCTCTCAAACTTTGGGTGAAAACAAACTATTCATTAATCAAAAATGCGAGTTTGGTATTAACGCCAAACGCGTATAAAAATTCCAAGTTGTTCGCCTTAGTTCCTAGTGATGGAACGGGCGATTTAACTTGGACAAGGGCGAGTACAAAGACGAGGGTAAATCCTTTGCAGTTAGTTGAAGGAATAGGGGCAAACATTCCTTCTATTGATTACGGAAGCGGAACGGGTGCGATTTTGGTAGAACCACAAAGGACTAATTTAATTCTCAATTCAAATAATCCTTCTCTATGGTCTACTCGTGGAGCTACTGTAACTTTAAATTACGGTATTAGTCCTAGCGGAATGCAAGATTCTTCTAGGCTAATTTTCTCAGATGCAAACTTTGAGCATAGTCAATTATTTACAAGCGTATCTGGTGTAACTGGGTCGTTATGGGTGAAAGGTATTTTAGGCGAAACAATAAAATTTGGACTAACAAATAATGAATCCCTTTTTGTTTTAAATGGTAATTGGCAGAGATTAGAAATGTTTGCTTTAGGAGCTGCTACAAAAATCGGTGTAAATACTTTTAGCGGAGCAACAGCAAGAAATATTGAAATTTGGGAGGCGCAAGTCGAGGCTGGAACCTATAAAACTTCCAACATCCCCACAGTAGCAAGCACAGTTACAAGGATTGGTGATGTGGTTAGTAAGACTGGGATAAGTAGTTTGATTGGAAGCAAACAAGGTACTGTAATTTTAGATATTGCAGCTTTGGCAAATGACGGAACAAATAGGGTGATTTCGGTTAGTGATGGCACCATTTCAAATCGAATAGTATTTTTATACTCACAAAACAACACACAATTTATATCGCGTATAATTACTCCTGTTTCAGATTTTGTTTCAACTGTTACTTTAGCAGACAACACACAGTTTAATAAAATTGCTGTTACTTACAATGAAACAAATATGAGTATCTGGGCTAACGGTATACTTATCGAAACTGTTGCAACTGGAACTTTATTTCCTGAAAACACATTAAATAGATTTGGTTTTGATAATGGTATTGGTAGTAATCATTTTTACGGAAAAGTTAAAGGTATTGAGATTTACAAAACAGTTTTATCAGATGAAGAAATAATACAACTTACAACATAATGAGAGAAGTAAAATTAAAATACAAAGATAAAGAAGCGGCTATTGCTGACTTAATTGCTAAAGGCATACAAGTTGAAGTTGAAGATACAATGTCGTTTTCTGAGGGTGTTCACGCAGTTGTGTACATTGGTAAGATTGTACTTACAAACGGCACTTATAATAAAGCTGTAAAGGAACTAACGGCACCAGTTTATGCTGATGGTTACCACGTTGACCTATTGCTTTCTGATGAAGTTAAAACTGTTTTTCCAAATGAGATTTTCCCCAACAATCCGAAGCATAGTTTTGCAGGATTAAACGAGCAAATCGAAGTGCAATGAAAAAGCTAATTTTGGAACTTTTATTTCATGGTTAATTAATTTCTAAAATGAAAACAGCATTAATATTAGCTTTATCTTCAGCAGTAGCGTTCTTCGCTCCTCTGAAAATTACTCTTCTTTTGATAGGAATGGCAATTCTTTGGAGAGCAGCTTCTGACGTTTGGATGGTCCGAAGATCAAGAAAGAGCAGAGGAACGAAGTGTAAAAAATACTATCAAATTGCAGTCGAAACTTCCTTGAGAATGATCCTCTATCATTTGGTCGTTATTTCATTTTATCCTATTGATACTGAAATTCTATCTTTTTTCGGATCCAAGAATTTTATCTTGACTCGAGGACTCGCTGTCATTATGATTGCCTACGAACTTTTTATGCTTAACGCAAACGTGATATCAGTAACGGGTCGTGGAATAGTGGCTAGACTAAAGGGTTTAGTTGACAAAGCAAAAGAATTGAAAGAACTTAAAAACGACATATTGAAAACGCTTATTTTCTTTGTTGTTTTGATTTCAGTTTTTAGTTGTACAACAATGAGAAACGCAGAACGTAGGCATGACAGAATAGTAGCAAACTTCCCAAATGTTCATCGAGGCGATACGGTAACGATTGAAAAGGTTGACACAATTAAAGTTCCTGGAATAAATATTACTGATACATTGTATTTCGCTCAGAATTGGTATGACACGATTAGAGACACGATTTACGGTGAAAACGAAGTAATGGTCGTAAATACTATTTGGCGAACTAAGGATGGGCAGAACGCACTTAAAACAGATGTTACACAGCCAGAACAAAAGATAGTTTACCGGTGGAAAGAGAAACAAGTCAAAATATTCGAAAGAGTTCCGTGTAATTGGTGGAAAGGATTTCCGTTATACATACTGGTTGCAATTGCAGTTGGGTGGTTTTTGCATGTGCTTTATAAAAAAGAAAGGCAATGAATTTGGAAACCTCTCACCTCTTGGAAATCTCTTACCTCAAGAACCTCAAGAAATCTATAGAAAATAGAATTTATCAATTAGAAAATGTAGATATGAAATTCACGCATCAACCAATGAAAACTTGCAAACTTAGAACGGTAGGATTAGCGTCTGTTCAGGGAGCAAAGTTTGGAATGACAAGAAATAACGGAACCAGAGCGCATCAAGGTGTAGACCTTGCGACAGATGAAGGTTATCGACTATACGCAGTTGAAAATGGTGAAATTGTCGGAATAAATAAGGGTTCAAACGGATATGGTTACACTGTAACTCTAAAAATGGAAACAGAAAATAGGCTAAATGGACTGTTTGCTTTTTATGCTCATTGTGATAGAATCGATGTTTCAATTGGCCAAAAGGTAAAAGCTGGTCAGCAAATCGCATTAAGTGGAGATACGGGAAATGCAAGTGGCATGTCTACTGAAGATAAAGGTGGTCATTTGCATTTTGAAGTTAGAGAGCGAGCAGTTTGTGGATTAGGGTTAAAATACAGAATTGATCCACTTCCGTTTATCGAACTAACGAAATAATTGTATATTTGTACCTCTAACTCCGCACTAGGAGTGGTAGATATTTTAAGTTTTTAGGTTAAAGGGATGTTACTTCATGGCATCCCTTTTTTAATGTCAAATAAATTATTTTGTTAAATATTGCTTTATATTAAAATATAATCGTTAAGTTTGTCTCAACTTAAAATATTTAATCATGAAGATTACAATTATCAAACTTGCGTTCGGTCAAGAAAAAAGCAAGGTCCATTGTCATAGTTTAGCTGAATCTATTCGAGTAGCGAGAGATTGGGTTGACAACTCCTTAATTATCGAGAAAAAGTCAATCCAAGCACTTCAATCAGGTTATTTTATTCAAAATATCGACTCGGAAAGAGTTTACAAGCTAGAGTCAAATGCTTTTTATGCACCATCATTTGATAAAGACTTGCCAACTGATAAATCTATTTTGGAAAACATCATGAAATCTGATACATTGCGATTTGCTAGATGTGTTATTCGGGAGCGAGAGATTGATATTACTAACGAGTTTAAATTTTAACCCATGAGAGAGATTAAATTTAGAGGAAAAAGAATTGATAATGGTGAGTGGGTTTATGGTCAATTGATATATTTTCCAACAATAGATGGTGAAATGATGCCAATGATATTCAGTTCTTGGCATGATGAAGAGTCAACAATTATTGAAAATGCAGTTGAAGTAATTCCAGATACAGTCGGTCAATTCACAGGCTTAAAAGACAAAAACGGAGTTGATATTTACGATGGTGATGTTACAAATTTAGGCAACATATTTTATTACGAAGGTTCTTTTTTGGTTGGTGAAGAAATATCAACATCTGAATTATTAATGACAAAGTATCCTTTATTGGAAGTAATCGGAAACATTCACGAAAATAACTAGAAATTATGAAAACAGCAGAAATCACATTAATTTCCATTGTCGCTATAATTGCGATTATAACGCTTTTAAAAGTAATTATGAGTATTCGTATGGATAAAAAGTTTAAAGCTCGGCACAGTCACGATATATGCTCCAATTGCAATTGTGAACGCAAATGTTACAAGGCAGGATGTTATGAGCGAGTAAGTGGAATTTATTATAAAGAAAAGTAAGTACATGAGTAGTGATTTAGATATTGAAAAAGTAATTTATAAATGTAGTTGCTGTGATAGATTGTTTAATTGGGGAAAAGGAACTTTTTGGTATGGCAGTCTTAAAGACATGGATGAAGATAAGTCTAAGCTAAAATATGCTTGTAGTGATAAATGTAAAGAGAAGTTAGAAAATGAAAAAACAAGACATAGTAGTTCATATTAAAGATGAACAAATGCTGGATGAAGCAAGGGAGATTTTAGAAAGTATTGGAGAGAAAATTGACGTCAATACATTTTTCATATCCGAAAACAGTGAATTAAACTATCTATATTTTCACACGTTTGGAGTGGTTTGTTTAGGTAGAAAAAAAAGTTTTACCGAAATAACATTACAAGAACTTAAACAACTTTTAAATGATAAATAGATATATGAATGGCAGGAATCTAAACAGCTACATGCAAGCTATGGCCAGGTTGTTTAAATTTAAACAAACAGTCAGGCACAAGAAAAGATTCAATAAAACCAAAACAAAAGGAATTAACAACGAAAACGATTAATTATGGAAATCACAGAAAAACAATTATCGCAACTTAGAGAAAAGTTAGGAGATAAAGAATTAAAAGAAATTGGAATTGAATTGCCAGTTCAGTTTAATGAAACAAAAATTTATGCCCATACAGCTTACGGTGAAATATATAAAATTCACAGACTTTGGGATGAGACAGAATTAGTGAGATTTGCATGGATTAATATTAATGATAGTGTTTGTTTAGCTAGCGGTTCAAATATTGATGTTGAAAAAGAAATCAAAAAAAAAGATGTTCATATTTTCGACAACGTTAAAGACTTCGCTAACTGGATTTTAAAAGTAACGAAATGAAAGAAACAGCACAAAGACTTGAAACAGCGATGGGGATAATAAACCGAAAAATCCAATACGAAGAAAACGATTAATAATTAATTACTATGGAAAATCAATTAATAGAATTTGAGGGAGAAAAAATAACTCTGCCAAAAGGATTTCATTGGGAAATTCACAGATACTTCACTTCAAGCGGATCAATCAGGAAACACAAAGATTTGCCTTTTAAGAAATTCACAAGAGCAATTCACAAGTGGCAAGATGGTAATTTTCATCTGTTTGAGTTAAGATGCGGAACCATGCGATGTATGGCATATTGTGTAATCAAATACGATAAGTAATGGCAAGGTCAAAATACATCGTATTTCCAGCTAAATTCATCAAAAAACTAAATCATCCAACAATTATTGGGGTGTTCGTAATGCTTTTGGAGAAGCCTATGACATTTGAAATGTTGCATGAAGAGTTTCCGATAGCAAAGGAGCGATTACAGGCCACTTTAGATTATTTGAAAGGATTAGGCTTCGTTTATGAGAAAGAACGAATTAGTGGTAAGTATTTAATAGCTACAGATGAACCAGATGCCTTGATTGAACATACAAGTGATGGAGGCAAATTGAATTTAAGTATATCGCTTCCAAAACGTGAGAATGAATCAATCGATTGGGATGCGCTTTTGGACCATTTCAGAAAAACATTCGGCAAAGAGAAAACAGTGCTTGTTTCTAATGCAAACAAAGCAAAGTACCGAACTAGATTCAAGGAAGGATATTCAATGCAAGATGTTTTCAATGCAATGACTAATGCTTCAAAGACAATTCACCATATCGAACACAAGTATCGTCATTGCACTTTGGAATTCTTCTCAAGAAGTGATAAATTGGATATGTATTCAGTATCATCAAGTAAAACACAAGCCGTTACTCCGACTAGGAAAACGACTGCAATTAAATAATCATGAACATATTAATAGCAATCTTCTCAGCAATTGGAATAGTATTTTTGTACTATGTTGCAAAGGGAAATCAAGAACGAAAAAACATCGATAAACTATGAAATTGGCAACAGTAATAACAGCCTTATCAATGATTTCAGCAGTTGGAGTAGCAATTTATTTCGACATCAAGACTAAGCGAGAGAAAGAGGGAATCAAGTATCAAGAAATCTACACATATAAAACTGCGAAAGACTGGAATAGCGAAGAAATATCTACAGCAAAAAGGCTATGGATGGAACGAGTAAGAAAATTCGAACAGAAATAATGGAAGTAAAACAAATTCAGATAATTGCCATGGAATTAGTGGGGAACCATTACTATTTAATAGAAAATAAGCAACAATCTAGCTCGCGAATAATAGAGAGCCAGCTATTTAATGCCTATGAGCTTATAGCGAAAGGACACGCTGTTCTTCAGGTTTTAAGTGATGATTACTTGGAAACCATGGAAAACAAGAAAGCAATAATCGAATGGATAAATAAAATATAATAATGGAATTAGGATATATACCACCTCAAGCAATTGACATCGAACAAGCTGTACTTGGAGCGATAATGATAGATAGTGGAGCCTTTATACTTGCGGAAGTAATTCTGAGCGTAGATTGCTTTTACGACCTAAAAAACAAACACATCTATTCAGCCATCCAAACACTTGACAGAGAGCATTCGAAAATTGATATGCTCACAGTAATCAATCAATTGAAAAAGGATGGGAATTTAGAAGTCGTTTCCGTTCCGTATATTTCAAAACTAACATCAAGTGTAACTGATACACTTAACATTGAGTACCACGCCAAAATAGTTTACGAAAAATATGTTTCAAGAGAGGTGATTCGCGTCTGTTCATTAGCGGTTAAAAAAGCGTACCACGAAGAAGAAGATCCATTTGATGTAATGTCTGAGGTTGAAAAGTCATTGATGGACGTAGGAAATGGAAGTTTCAATGGAAATATTCAGGAAACCAAAGATATTATTGATGAATACATCGCTGAATTAAATCGTCCGGAAATAGGAATGACTGGATTGCCAACTGGATTTTTCATGATTGATAAATTCACTGGCGGTTTACATGCTCCTGATTTCATGGTCCTTGCTGCGCGTCCAGCAATGGGTAAAACGGCTTTAGCAGTCAATATCGCTAAAAACGTAGCTTCAAATGGTGGTTCGGTTGCATTTTTCTCATTGGAAATGTCCTCTTTACAATTGATTGGACGAATGTTCTCAGATGAAACGGGTATAGATAGTGTTGCTCTAAAGAAACGAGAACTATCAACTTATGATTGGGAGAAAATTGGAAATGCTCAAGATGAATTAAAGAGACTTAAATTCACCATTGATGATACGGCCTCATTAAAACTTAATGATTTGAGGAATAAGTGCATTCGATTAAAAGCAAATAAAGGACTTGATTTTGTTGTAATAGATTATATTCAGTTGATGCGATTAAACTACAAGGTTGGAAGCAGAGAGCAGGAAATAAGTGAGATTAGTAGAGGATTGAAAGATTTAGCAAAAGAGCTTAATGTTCCAATACTTGCTTTATCTCAATTGTCAAGAAAATGCGAGGAAAGAGCTGATAAAAAACCAATGCTTTCAGATTTAAGGGAATCAGGTGCAATCGAGCAAGATGCAGATATGGTAATAGCACTTATGCGACCAGAATACTACGGATTTGAAACCTACATTCATGATGGAACAACGGTTGATGCAGAGGGATTAGCGGTTTTCGAATTCCTTAAACATAGGGCAGGTTCAACGGGTGATCTACTACTAAAGTTTGAGGCAAAGAATGTAAAATTTAGTGATTACAGATAATGGCAAAGAAGAAAAAGAAGGAAGCAAAAATAACCCCATTAAAGATAGATGCTGGTAGACAGTGGATATTTGAAGGGTTATTAAGTGGAGAAGTTACTGAAGTGTATAAGGTAATCAATACCTATTGGGAGAAGAGATTTTTCTATCCAAGGGAAAAGCCAGGAGAATACTTGCCAAAGAAAATACCTTATGTTCATGTGTTTCGAACAAGAAGCTATAGTCCAACAACAGATAATGCAAAGTTTGAGTTTTTAGGAGTGGAAATCGGAATGTCGAAGTACCCATTTTTACACAATAAACACAGCATGGTTTTCATTATGAAGCTCGGAAAACGAATAATTGATGAAAAATAATCATATTTTATCGTTATATTAAAATATAATACTATCTTTACGGTAAGAACTTAAAATATTAATTGATGTCAAACAAATCAACTTCCAAGCTAATTAAATTCTATAAGGGAATTTGCTTAGAGCAGATTTACGAGAGAATGGTTGAACTTGGATCAAAACTTACCATAAAAGAAGTTGACCAAGAAATCAAGGATTCCGCAGGATTTACTTTTGATTCATGTGCGAATGAAAACGTAACATTGGAAGATATGCAAAACTTGATAACGTGGGCTTTTGTATATGGTGATGCGATTGAAGTTTATGTCGATTATCCAGACAGCAGTGAAGAAAATAAAGAGCATAAATTGGATTTAAACTTTAACAGGACAGAGGAATGAAAGAGCAAATAATATCAATACTCATAGATAAATTTGGAATTGAGTCAGTAGGTGATTTCGATGGAATCAGAATCAAAACTGATAATGGAACAGCTCAATTGATAGATGATGTTCTATATGATGAAGAAGGAAATGAACTTTTCACAGAAATCGACATCGAATACCTAGAGCAAATCAACCAAGCATTCAAAACCTTAAATCAATGTACTGCATGTTATGGAAAGGGAGGTTATGAAACATTTGAAAATGGCGATCAATCCGTAATGGAAGAATGTGATTGCGAAGAAAAACAGTTTAAATATTAATTACTAATAAATACAAAAATGAGCAACTTAACTTTAAAGGGAATCTTCGAAAAGGATTCAGTAAAACAAAAGATTACCGAAATGGTAGGAAAGAATTCAACTGGATTCATTTCTTCTGTTCTTCAAATCGCAACTAACAATGCTTTGTTAGCTAAAGCAGATCCAATGTCGATTTATAATTGCGCGATGATGTCTGCAGCACTTAATTTGTCAATCAATCAAAACCTTGGCCATGCGTACATAATTCCGTACAATGAAAACAAGCAAGACGAGAACGGACAATGGCAAAAAGTATGCGTGGCCCAGTTTCAGGTGGGGTGGAAAGGGATCGTTCAACTAGCCTTGCGTTCAGGTCAATACAAAGCAATAAACGTAATTGAAGTGTATGAAAATCAGTTCAAATCATTCAACTCTTTGACTGAGGAATTAGATGCTGATTTCTCTATTGATGGAGAGGGAGAAATCATTGGATATGTAGCTTATTTGAGCCTACTGAATGGGTTTGAGAAAACGTCTTATTGGTCAAAAGCAAAAGTAGAGAAACATGGAGCCAAGTTTTCTAAGACGTATAATAATCCAAAAGGAGTGTGGAAGCAGGATTTCGATTCAATGGCAAAGAAAACTGTACTGAAAAATACTATATCTAAATGGGGAGTTTTATCAATTGAAATGCAGAAAGCAATTGAAGTTGACCAAGCGGTTATTAAAGATCCTGAAACGATGGATGTAGATTATGTTGACGCAGGAGGTGAAGTTGTAAAAGTAAAAGATGCCGTTCCTGATTCTGAGCTTCCAGCATTTGTTGAGGCAATAAAAGCAGGAAACACAACTCTTGAAGATTTAGATGCCGAATACGCATTAACATTCGAACAATCAAAAGCTTTAGCAGATGTCAAAATTGAAGATTAGATGCAGTCAATTGGGTAGGATTATGGTTGGAGCTTCTTTTGAACCAATTCCACTTACAGAAGCTCAAAATCGTACTCTTGAGGAATTATCATTGAAAGCAAAAAGAACCGATAACCAGGAGAACACATATCGATCATTGCTTGAGAAGAAGTTTCTTGTACCTGAGCCAACTTTATCTACCGGAGCCAAAACTTACATTGAAGAGTTGTGGCATGAGGATAAGTATCAGTTTAGAAAAAACTTTACCAATAAGTTTGTTCAAAAAGGGAATTCAATCGAGGGCCATTCTTTAGCAGAACTATCGAAATTCTTAGGAGTTAAATGTTTCAAGAACATCAAGCACTTCGAAAATGATTTCATTATGGGTACTCCTGACAGTTTATTGAAACAATTCAAAATGACTATTGACGCGAAAAACGTCTATTATCCTGATGGATTGAATCTGTTTTCGGAGGACAAGGAAAGCAATTTGTACACTTGGCAAATTCATGGTTACAATTACTTACTTGAACACGACAAAGGAATCGTTATACGCATGTTAATGAATCCTCCGGTAGATATTATCGAGAAAGAAGTTTGGACCGCTTGGAAGGGAATAAACCACAATCCAGACGAATATCCAACAGACGAGTTTAGAACCAAGATATTCAAGAACTTTGATTTCGAGAGTAAACTTCCTTTTGAGGATAGAATGAATTTCACGAAAATAGATTCAACGCAAGATCATTTCATCTTAATCGAGAAAATGGTTGAACTAGCAAGAGTTTATTATGCTGAACTAGATGAAAAATTCGCAGAACGTAAAACTTTAATACTTAACTAATATGAATTCATTTACAGTAAACACAGATGTATTGTATGTTGATGAAGATTGTTTGTCAATTGATGGAATTGGTTTAGTTGAGCGTGGATTTCGACCTTACAGCTCGAATTTTAATCAAGCAATCTCACAGAAGATAAATGATAGTTCGGTAGTTGTATTTCGTCCATCAAAAGAATTCATTAAGCATAATCCGAAAGTATTTCCTCACCCAATAGTAATCAAGAGTAAATTTTAGAAATTATGGAAAACGGAAAACAACCAATAGTACCATTTTTAAGCAATGAAGGAACACCTTATGACTCAAATCACTTAGGCTTAACAAAGCGTGAATACTTTGCTGGACTAGCAATGCAAGGATTAATGCCAATCTGGAGCTCAAATAATCCTAGCCATATTTCAGAGTGCGTGAAAAGGTCAATAATGTTTGCAGACGAACTTTTAAAACAACTAGAAAAACCTCAAGAATGAACAAACAAGAAATAAACGTAGAGGAATTCCGTAAAAAGGTTCAAGACTACTTCGATAAAGCATTAAAAGTAGAAAGCGATACTCATATCTCATTCAACTCGATATGTGCTAAAATGGGATTTCGGAGCCAAACAATATCAAGGTTTCTTGATTCGACAACTTCTCCAACGATAGCTAATTGCGAGAAAATGGACAGGTTTATGAGTGAGAATCCTGTTGGTTAATTGTTAGTATAACCTCAGTAGCGGATTAGAAAGCACGAATGATTGAGTTAAACCACATATTAATTAAAGGCAATAGTGTTAAAATTAAGCACTACAACCGCTATTGCTGTTATACATTGTTGTAGTGCATTTTTAAGAGATGGCAAAATTTAGAAAAAAGCCTGTAATTATTGAGGCTATTCAATTAACAGAAACAAACATTAGCGAAGTGCTTAATTTTATGGGGCAAACTATAAGATTAACATCTTTTCAAGAACAGATGAGATTTGAGCAGTACGAAGATAGTGTTATTGAAAATGGTATGGACATATACACTTTAGAAGATGGTAATGATGGTAGAGCAAAGCACGTAGCGAGTATTGGTGATTGGATTATAAAAGGCGTACAAGGTGAATTTTACCCTTGCAAGCCTGATATATTCGAAAAGACGTATGAGAGCGTTGGCTAATGCACTACAACGGCTATGGCTATGCGGTCGTTTTAATGCCGTATAGCCATTGTTGTGCGTATGTACCGGATTATTAACTAAAAACTTAAATAGAATGAAAATATTAATAGCCTGTGAGGAAAGCCAGGCAGTAACGAAAGAATTTAGAAAGTTAGGACACGAGGCTTTTTCTTGTGATATATTACCTTGTAGCGGTGGGCATCCTGAATGGCACTTACAACAAGATGTAACCGAACTGTTAAAACAGGAATGGGATTTAATTATAGCCTTCCCACCGTGTACCTACTTAACTGTAACAGGTAATAGATGGTTTAATATTGAAAGGTATGGTGAAAAAGCCGTGAAGCGACACGAAGACCGTAAAGAGGCGATTAAATTCTTTATGATGTTTGCAAATGCTAACTGTGAACATATTGTAATTGAAAACCCTGTTGGCGTAATGAGTAGCGAATGGCGGAAACCTGACCAAATTATAAACCCTTGGCAGTTTGGCGACCCGTTTGAAAAGAAAACCTGCCTTTGGATTAAAGGACTTCCGACATTAACGCCTACGAATGAAGTAGAACCTGCGCCAAGAAAAGAATTTAAGAGCGGTAAAACTATGCCTGCCTGGTATGCTGATGCTTGGAAACTACCAAAGGATGAAAGAGCGAAATTAAGAAGTAAGACCTTTCCAGGGATTGCACAGGCTATAGCGAACCAATGGCATAACTTTCTTATGAAAACGGATGCTTAGGTATTACGCACAACAATTCGCTATACGCAACAAATGTGCAACATTTCAATAAAAAACGTAGTAAAATCAACTAATTCAAGTTACACAATTCAAAATAAAAAATGCGCTGTAAACATTGTAAAACAACTTTTACTCCGATCAGATTCAATATCAAGTACTGCTTGTCTACTGATGAATGTCGTTCTGCTGCAACGAAAGAAGGCATCGAAAAACAACAAGCAAAACAGAAAAAAGATTGGGCGAAGGAAAAGAAGATTAGATCGATAAAAATTATGTCGTCAAGTGAATATCGTTCAAAATATATACTTCCATTGGTTCAGCATTTGGCAAGGATTATAGATAATGAGCAACCATGTATTGCTACCGGAAGCATAGTTGGCAAAATGAGTGGTGGACATTGTCATTCAGTAGGCTCGAACTCGACTCTTGCTATTAACCTGCATAACATCCATATCCAAAGTTTCGCTTCAAATGGACCAAAAGGAGGTGACCATACAAAATATCGACACGGACTTATTGAAATATACGGTCAAGAATATGCTGATTTCGTTGATATGAAGCTTTTACAGTGTCCACCACTACATTTATCGAAAGATGATTTAATTGGTGTTAAAGCGATTCTCAGCGTTATTGTTCGCGAATACAAAAAACTAAACAAAGTCTATTCACCAAAAGAAAGAATAGAACTCAGAAATAAGCTAAATGTAGAGCTTGGAATCTACTCAGAACAATTTTCAACATTTAAAACTAATCGCAATGAACGATAAACTAAGAGTACTGCTTGCTTTGAACGCGCAGAAACTAGCTTACATTTTAATCAATTTCCCAACAACATACGCTCAAATGTTCAAGGATGAATTCGATTTAACGCCAGAAGAATCAAAATCACTTCATACAGAATGGTATTATACTAAATTCAAAGGAGTGCTACCTAAGAAAGTAATCAGAAGAACAAAATCCTTGATTGACAGGCTTCGTGAAAATGAAATAATGGTAGATAAAGAAAACTTGTCAATTACTATTCCTGCTGGAACTAAATTAACCCAGGAAAATATGGATGATATTGATAAATTGCACACTTATGGATATACGACTATCCACGCAACAATTCCTCAAGGAAAACTATTCGAATAAATAAAAACACAACAACATAGGTTATATTAAAATATAATACCTATATTTGGTGAAACTTAAAATATTTAAAACATGAACAAAATCGTAATTTCAAATCAAGGCGAGATAGTCGCTGAAGATTTAATGTTAATTGGAAGTAGTACAAAAAGAGATCAAGTCGGTAAAATAGGAATGTTTGGATCTGGATGGAAGTATGCTTTAGCTTGGTTTCTTCGAAATGATGTGGAAATTGAAATCTACTCAGGAAAAAGAAGGATTGATGTGTCAGTTGAAATAATACTTCATAGAGATAAACCAACAAAAGTGATTTGTGTAGATGGGGTTAAGACCTCGCTAACTACCGATATGGGTCCAAAATGGAATGGATGGATGGCTTTGCGTGAAGTAGTTTCTAACGCTATCGATGAAGGTGAACATTCAATTGACACTGCATGGAGCCCAGAAGTAGTCTTAAAAGAAGGAATTACACAAATAATAATCCCGACCAATAATGAGTTGAGCGAGGTTATGATGGGTTATGACAAGTATTTTAGCTTCAATCGAAAAACAAATTTTAACTACGTTGGTGGAAGGATATTCTTAAAATCAAACCCATCAAACAGAAACATCTATAGAAAGGGAATACGTTGTTATGACGATCATCAACTTGAAAGCATAATGGATTTTGATTTTGATGAAATAGAGATTAATGAAAGCCGTCTTGCTAATTCGTATGACATCAGCGAGGCTATAAGAAATATTTTTACTCGAAATAATGTTTGCTTAGAGGTGTTCGCTGCAGTTTTAAATAATCGTGATGTAGGATATTTGCCATCAATCGTTACGCCTCATTACTTAGACTTGCTGAAAACGCTAAAAGATTCTGGATACAATTTTACATGTAGTGCTGTCGTTGCTGTTGGTGGAATGTTATTTGCTGGTGCAAATGCTGTTCATGTGCCTAATAGTTGGTGGAAAGACCTAGAGAGCCATGGACTTGTTGAGTCTCTATTTGAAGCTGGAACTGGGTCTGTTAAGTTTATGAGAACAGACGCTTTTAGTACGGAAGGCATTGCATATTTCTTGAAATCAATGGGTATCATTTTAGATTTAAAGGTTGGAAAGTTTGAGTCTAACTATACTGTATTTGTGAGTAGTGGAACTGCTATGATAAACGATAAGTATCAAGGAAGGGATAAATTTATCGCTGCGTACATTATATCAGAAATGGAAGTTGAGCAAATCGAAGCATTCTTACAATAAATCATGGACGAGCAAATCACAGAACCAAATAGAATCATCCAGACTTGCATAAAAATGACAGAGAAAGGCATTTTCTCAATGGAAAGAGTAATTGATTTCATGAGAGAGGATCTTGGTTCGGATTTCAAAATGAATCAAACAGAGATAAACCATTTCAATAAATGGTTTGAAGGAAGAGTAACTTAAAAACAAATTATCATGAGAAAAAAGGAAAATTGGATGTTTAAGGGGGCCATTGTTTTGGCTCTAGGTAAAAAGGCGACTATTGTAGAAATGCAAGAAAACACCTTAAATGATGTTGATTATGTTTACTACATATCATGCAAAGTAGAAGGAGATAAAAGAGTTGGCAGATACCATCCATCTGACGTTCAAGAATTAGTAATCAATTAAAAATAAAAATATGAACAACTGGTTTACAGTAAAAGTCAAGTACACGAAGATGCTTGATAATGGAAGTTTCAAAAGAGTCACAGAGCCGTATTTATTGGCATCAATGACATTTACGGACGCAGAAGCAAGAATTTATGAAGAATTGGGTCAAGTAATTCGTGGAGAATTCACCGTAGTGGCGATTACAAGAACGGAGATACACGAGATATTCCAATTCGATGATTCGGATGTCTGGTACAAAGTTAAGCTCTCATACGACTCCGTTGACGCTGATAACGAAAAATCAAAGAAGGTTACTCAAACATTCCTTGTGTCTGCATCGTCAACAAAAGAGGCTTACGATAGAGTTAAGGATGAAT